ACACGACTGCAATGGATTAAAGATTATTATGACGCCATTAGCCTACACTATGTTAGTTTGCCTACTCCTGTTATGGCTGGTGTCCGCACACCGCAAAAACAATTCTCTTCCTGTGTTCTCATTGAAACTGATGATAGTCTTGACAGCATTAACGCTACTACATCCAGTATTGTTAAATATGTTTCTCAAAAAGCCGGAATCGGAATTGGTGCTGGACGCATACGTGCTCTTGGAAGCCCCATTAGAAACGGTGACGCTTACCACACTGGAGTTATACCCTTTTTCAAGTTGTTCCAATCCGCAACTAGATCCTGCTCTCAAGGTGGAGTCAGAAACGGGGCTGCTACACTGTACTACCCAATATGGCACCTGGAGATTGAAGATCTAATTGTGCTTAAAAACAACAAGGGCACAGAAGACAATCGTGTGCGCCAAATGGATTATGGCGTGCAGTTTAACAAGTTGATGTACGAAAGACTGATCACAGGCGGCGACATCACCTGCTTCAGTCCACATGATGTACCTGAGCTGTACTCTGCCTTTTTCAACGATCAAGAAAGATTCAAAGAGTTGTATGAGAGAGCAGAGCGTAACACCAAGCTGAGAAAGAAAACCTTCAAAGCTGCTGATTTGTTTAGTAGATTCATGCAGGAACGCAAAGACACTGGTCGTATCTATCTACAGAACGTGGACCATGCAAACACGCACAGTCCATTTGATGAAATGATAGCACCAATCAAGATGAGTAATCTTTGCGCAGAAATAGATTTGCCAACTGTACCGTTGAACGATGTCAACGACGAGGATGGTAGGATCGCCCTGTGTACTCTATCAGCGATCAATTGGGGCAATGTAAAAAGCCCACATGACTTCGAGAAGATGTGTCGGTTAGCAGTGCGAGGACTGGATGCACTATTAAGTTATCAAAACTACCCCATACGTGCCGCAGAATTAGCCACAAGAGAATTTAGGCCTTTGGGTATTGGTATTATTAATTTTGCCTACTTCCTAGCAAAACATGATGTTAGTTACAGTGATCCACGAGCCTTGGCCTTGGTTGATGAATATGCAGAAGCATGGTCATACTATCTAATCAAGGCTTCTGCAGATCTTGCTGAAGAACAAGGCGCTTGCGAGCGTTGGCAGGATCTAAAAAGTGCTCGTGGAGTTTTACCTGTTGATACAAGAAAAGCAGATGTGGACGAATTGGTGCCCTACCAGGAGCGCATGCCTTGGCAATCACTACGCGAACAGATTCAACGCACAGGTCAGCGCAATGCCACACTAATGGCCTTGATGCCAGCAGAAACCAGTGCGCAGATCAGCAATGCTACCAATGGCATTGAGCCACCACGCAGCTATGTGAGTATCAAAGGCAGTAAACATGGACAATTAAAACAAGTGGTGCCAGAGTATCGTAGATTGAAAAACAAGTACGAACTGCTCTGGGATCAGCAGAGTCCAGAAGGCTATCTGAAACTGTGTGCTGTGTTACAAAAATACATTGATCAAGGTATCAGTGTGAACACCTCCTACAATCCACAGTTCTATGAAGATGAAAAGATTCCCATGAGCGAGATGTTGCAGCACATTCTCATGTGTTACAAGTATGGAATCAAACAGTTATATTATTTCAATACCTTTGATGGGCAAGGCGAAATCAATGTGGACAAGCTGATGGAAAGCCGTACAGTTGAAGTTGAGCAATTGACTGATCAAGAAGACTGCGATAGTTGCGTGATATGAACATGAGACATCTGATTAATTTGTTTGAGGACAAAATCACAGACGCATGGTTTGAGAACGGGGCCTTTAAAACCTACAAACAGCCTAATCCTGAACAGTATGAAATAGCTGATCAGGATGGAACCATACAAACCTTGGAAGGTCCTGTGAAGTACAAAGCAGGTTACTATATTCTCACAGGGCCCAAAGGTGAACAGTATCCCATACCTCCAGAAAGGTTTCGTGAACTCAAGGATGACGCAGGCGACGGTGTGTGCTATCCAAAGAAAATTGTCAAGCTGGCCAAGTTGGCTGACCACGATGGCAGTGTGGCGACCAGCTGGGGAGAAACACTGCACTATTCAGCAGGCGAGGATTATATAGTTCGTCATGGCAGCAACGATTACGGTGTAGTTAAAAAAGATATATTTGCAAAAACCTATATACAGGAAAAATAACATGAGCGTGTTTAATATTAACAACAAAAAAGATCATACTAAATCTCTAGCATTTTTTGACCAAGACGGCAGGGCACCAATACAGCGTTATGATGTATTAAAGTATAGACAGTTTGACAAACTAACAGACAAGCAACTGGGGTTTTTTTGGCGCCCTGAAGAAGTTGATGTATTGCGTGACGCCAAAGATTTCAAAGACCTAACACCCTATGAGCAACACATTTTCACCTCAAACCTTAAGCGACAGATACTTTTGGACAGCGTACAAGGTCGCAGCCCCAATCTGGCTTTTCTTCCTGTTGTATCATTACCTGAGTTGGAAACATGGATTCAAACTTGGAGTTTTAACGAAACAATTCATAGCCGTAGTTATACTCATATCATTAGGAACGTGTATTCTGATCCTAGCGAAATATTTGATCAGCTCATGGACATACGTGAAATCCTTGAATGCGCTACCGATATCAGTAGATACTATGACGATCTCATCCAGGCCAATCAGTGGTATCTCTTGCTCGGACCTGGAACACACACTGTGAATGATAAAACAGTTGTGGTTGATGAATACCAACTCAAGAAAAAGCTATGGTTGTGTCTTAACAGTGTGAACGCACTAGAAGGCATCCGCTTCTATGTGAGTTTTGCCTGCTCATGGGCATTTGCAGAACTAAAGAAAATGGAAGGCAATGCCAAGATCATCAAGTTGATTGCACGAGACGAAAACGTACATCTAGGGTCAACGCAAACCCTACTCAAATTGCTACCACAAGATGACGCAGATTATGTGCGCATCAAAGAAGAAACTCGTGAAGAATGTGAAGCCATGTTCTTGGCTGCTGCTGCACAGGAAAAGACCTGGGCACATTATTTGTTCCGGGATGGCAGCATGATTGGTCTTAACGAACAGTTGCTATGCGACTATGTGGATTGGTTGACCTGCAAGCGCATGACCGCAGTAGGTCTCAAGTGCGGCATCAAGACTGGTAGTAATCCGCTGCCATGGACAGCCAAGTGGATCGCAGGTGCTGAAGTTCAAGTTGCCCCACAGGAAACAGAGATAAGTAGTTACGTGATTGGCGGCACCAAGCAAGACGTCACCACCGAAACTTTCAAAGGATTTACATTATAAATGCTCACTGTGTATTCAAAGAACAACTGTCCTTTTTGCGTACAGGCCAAGCGTCTGTTGGAAAGCAAAAATGTTCCTTACGAGGAAATCAATATAGAAGAACAACCCGATGCAAGGCAAATGCTACTGGATCGTGGACTAAGAAGTGTGCCTCAGATCTTCAATCAAGAAGAACTTGTGCCTGGTGGGTTCCAGGGACTAAGCAAGCAGACTGCAGAATTTTTTAATCAATTTCAAGGATAAACATGTTAATTTCAAATAACAAATATGACGAAGGTGATGTAGTAAGTTTCAAGTTGGTCAACGGGGACGAAATAGTTGCCAAAGTAGTGGAGCAGGCAGATGGGCACTGGGTGTTAAACAGACCATGCACCGTGATTCCTAGTGCTAAAGGAATAGGATTAATGCAGTGCTTGTTCACTTCAGATCAAAATAAAAATATCACAATCAAGGATCAGCATGTGATGATGCAAAGTGCATGTGTGAAAGAAATTGCCAATCACTATTTTGAAGTTACCACAGGTATCAAACCCGTGACCAGTGGGAGCATAGTGATCTAATGCCAGGTGCAGTAAGACAAAGTCAAGACAGTGCAGGTGGCGTGCTGGTTGCAGGCAGTCCTAATGTGATAACCAATGGAACTCCGCAGGTGCGTATTGGCGATGCGGTGCAGGGTCATGGACCTGGAGAACACGGTGGTCCGGTGATGGCGCAAGGATCGCCTAATGTGATTGTGAATGGAATCCCGGCGTGTAGAGCAGGGGATCAAGCCACATGCGGTCATCCTGCTAGTGGTAGTCCAAATGTGATAATAAACTGACATGTCTTATTCTGCATCGCAATTGATTGCCATAAGTGGCTTTTCTCAGAACCTTGGTTTACAAGTGTCACAGGTCATGCAGGATAAAATCACAGCAGTAACCAGTACCACAATATTATCTGGAAAAATCAATCGTGCAGTAGTGCATCCTAGTGCTTCATCTACTGTGAAAAATCATGTGAGAACAAATATTCCCGGTATAGGACTTACCGCGCCTGCTGGATACACCATGCCTTCTGGTATAAACAACGTGAATGTGCTTGGTACCTTGCTTACTCTTGCCAATGGCTATTTTACAAATGGAGTTTCTGGTTATCTTTCTATATTTGGAGCAGCTACCAATGCATGCAGAGTTTCAAGAGATGTTTTAGGCAGTTTGTATGTACTAGAAGCAGAAGGATTTTCCAGTGCTGGAGCCGATATCAGCAGTCATATAGATCTTGTTACAGGAGGCATAACCAGCAAGTTTGGACCATTAGCCATAGGCAGTCAAGACTATTTTAGAGCATCAGGTCTGTACAGTGGCACGGGTGCAATAACTACTACTCCTGCTGACATAAAACGCAGTATAGTAGCAGTGGCAGATGCTATATCCGGGCTCGGAACACTTTACGATTTTCAGCAACTGGAAACTCTAGGCACAGCTCAACATCTAATAAACAATCTGGTGGCACAGGGATTGATAAAAACTGAATACGTGAATAGTTTTTCTTCTGAAAATATCAATATCAATAATCTTGCTTTATCCAGCGAGGCAACCTTGATTGGAATATTGGAAAAAATCACAGGCAGCGAAGTTTTACGCATTATCAGTGGTACAGGACTACAGGTTCCTACCAACAGTATAATCAACAATGCAGCTGATTTTTTAAAAACTGAAAAAGTTATAGAGGCTTCAGCAGCCAATGCCATACCCGGCGGAACACTGAAAGATCTGGCATCAAGATTACGCAGTCTTAATGTTAATTTTGAAACCAAAGATGATCTAGTGGCAGCATTTAGAAACATAGAAATACTAGACACACCGGCTCTTAATAGTCTAAATGACCCAATTCCAGATGCTGATACCACTAATTTACGTATTGCTTTTCCTTCTGGGTCTGGAGATTTTGGTTCTCCTTATATACAAGAAATAATTGGTACACCTTCGGGTTATGTTCATAATGATTCTTTAGATACAATTTTTAGAGTCATAGCATCTATCAGCAGTAGTGCAACAGCAATAGCACTGGCTGGTGCTGCGGATGCTCTTTATGCAAAATATGTTGCAGGAGGCAGTGCCACTGCGGAAGAAACTGCTTTCACTGTGGCCATTGATAACTTACTATCTGTGAGTGATTTTGAAACCTTGTTAGCAGAAGCAGATGATGCTATGTTTAACATACTGGATGAACTGACACTAGAAGAAGAAAACCAGGATCGTGCAGGACTAGATCTAACCATTAACATACCCGGGTCAATAGCCATTGGCCAACTGTGTTCTGTGCTATCTACTTTTGGTGTTGATGCATTCAACAGTGGTGCCACGCCAATGTTATTAGATATGTTAACAGATGACATATATGGTGAAGCCACCCGAGCTGTGCTGCTTCAAGGATCAAACGAACAAATACTTAAAATCATTGGCAAAGAAACCATTGGCATTTCAGATATTGATAAAGCAGCTCTTGGTGTACGAGCGATTGCGGGAGAAGGACTAACACCACAACAAAGAGAAAATGTAATTGAAGATGCTAGAGCGAGAAATCTTGATATAAACAACGCTTTGGCAAATGCAGTGTTCTATGGATATAATAATCAATATTATGTGAGTAGAGGATATCCTTCAGCATAATCTGGGTATATATCCACCATTAAAACCCACTAGATCCACCGTAATATGCCCACTTAACGGGCTTGAACGATATTTAAGTTGACATAGCCAAACTTATATTGTATTATTACCAGGATCCTGTGTTCTTAAATATCACTACGTCTAAAACTAAGGAGAAACAAATTATGACTCTGACCAATAGATCTTGGCAACGATGGATTCCAGGTATTACCAAACTGGTAATTGGAATTGCAGGATTTGCATTTTGTGCCACTATGGCAACCAAGGTTACCGTGGCAAAAATGAATCAGTTACGTGAGGCAAACAGTCAGGCACAAACTGTGTTTGTTACTGCGGCCACACGCGAAAGACAGTTGACCTGTCTAGCAAGAAACATTTATCATGAAGCAGGTTATGAGCCTTTTGAAGGCAAGGTGGCTGTGGCTCAGGTTACCATTAACAGAGCAAACAGTGGACAGTTTCCCAATGACATCTGTGCTGTGGTGTATCAGAAGGGTGTGATCTACGACAAAGTGATCTGCCAGTTTTCCTGGTACTGCGAACAGCCTGGCAAGATGCGTCCGGTAAATCCTGCTGCCTATGCTGAAAGCTATGCAGTGGCTAAAAAGGTACTGTTGGAAAATTTCCGTCTTGACGGGTTGAAGCAAGCATTGTATTATCATGCAGACTATGTGAATCCACAATGGGGCAAGGAAAAGATTGCCAAGATTGGGCGACACATTTTTTACTCAGATCGTAAAGCTAAAGGCGCATGATGAAAAAATTCAGTGTAGAGCAGTTTCGTGAAGGAACACTGGCCTGGTTCAGAGCACATCTAACTCACGTGAGTGCAGAAACTCTGGGCTGGATGGCCAGCCTGTTCATTCACTTTAGCATTATTCCTAGCCTGTTGGCAGCCATGGCAGGACTGACGGACAAAATGCCGCCTGTGGACATGGTGTTGTTCTGCTGGGGCGCACTAGCTCTGCTGTTTGTCAAGGCAGTGATGATGCGTGATCGTTTGAACATTTTAACTATTGGAGCAGGGTTCATAGTTCAGTGTGTTCTTATGGGGCTCATGTTATTCAAATAAATAATGTAGCAGTTTAGGAGGCTGCACACATGAGCAAAATCTCCCAAGAAGCACAAGAAGAACAAGAGCAGGAACTGAGTTTAGAAGAAGAGTTAGGCATTGATGAAGAAACTGATTATGGTTTTGTTATTGGTGCAGATGGCGAACTCAAGCATTTGTTCACTCCGGACCAGTTCTATCTAGACCCGCCCCCGGTGGTACGCAAGATACTTAAACTGCTAGGTATCAAGGATATAAATCTTGTGGCCACAGACAGCGCACCCAGCGACAGCATACACTAGGCCTGCAACCTGCAGGCTTTTTGTTGTCCGTGCATGTACTAAATACAGCACGAGGGCATAATTATGAAAGTAAGCGATATTATTAGAACTGTACTAGATCTTGTGGACGCAGCAGATCAGCCAGTACAAGCAAGAATTACTGCTGTGGACACAGACCAACCTGCAGATGATCACAGCTCTGAACTGGTGCGCATGAAACAGATAGCAGGACTGCTAGACACACATGCAAGAGAAAATTTTGAAAATGAGCCCAACGAGAAGTATTCAGGCATTGAAGCAGTGCTAGCATCTGGTGATGATGTTCATAAAAGTAAACATCCCTCAGACATACGCAGTGACAGCGTGAGCATGTATCCTATGTATCAGAGTAGACCATAATGTATCTATTAGTGCAAAGTTATCTTCAAAGTGCTAGAACTGTAAACCTTACAGTTAACAGCACAGACACTATCAGCAGTGTAAAAGTTCAGATGTTCACAGCAGAGGGATTTAGTCCTGCTCGCATGGAAATGTACTATAATGGCACCTTGTTGGCAAATGCCAATACTTTGAGCAGTTATGGAATAACATCCAATGATATCTATATCAAGACCAGCAACAATATTGCCACATTGGCCACTAGAGAAGCCAGACAAAAGGCCAAGCTGGATCTTGCTGCACTACAGCGCACAGAGTGGGGTCGTCCAGACACCTATGATATCACAGAGCTACCCACACAGTACAGCGGCAACACCGTGGTAGACAATCCCAATGCTGGAGGCCTGATAGTTGGTCGCCCATGGAGTTGATCCATGAGTAATCCACGCACCAACACAACCAATTATGCTCATCCACAAGAGACCAATCTCTTAAACGTTCACAAGGCCATGGAGTATGACCTTGCTGGCAAACCCATGCTTCGTGTGGCAGCTCAGTTGTCAGGCCCCAGCATTGCTGGTCAGGTCACAGCATTTGGCGAGCCGTTGGCCATAAGCCCAACAGCAGTTATTCAGCTGGATGCAATCTATGGCTCCACAACAGATGTAATACAGACCTATACCAGTGGCAATTTATCAGCAGCTGGCAGCGATGCGCAGGTGTTTCGTGTGCAGTCCGGTACCAGTGTTGGTGGATACGGAGTGTTGCGAACCAAACGATTTCTACGCTATCGTCCAGGACAGGGTGTGTGTGCGAGATTTACTGCGGCCTTCACCACTGGTGTAACAGGCACCAGTCAGTATGCAGGACTGGCCAATCAAGAAAATCGTGTGGCATTTGGATGGAACGGTGATCGCTTTGGTGTGGTGCGTTCCACAGGAGGCAAAGCCACCATCCTGTTGATGACCATAACAGCAGCACCCAATGCCTCACAAACAGCCACCATCACGCTCAATGGTGTGGCCTACACCGTGGCATTGACCAACTCCACAGCTGATGTTGCTGTGCAAACCATTGTGAACAGATCCGGTGGATACGGCGGTTGGCTGTTCCAACAGACCAACGGTGCCATGCTATGGCTGGCTCCTACGCTGGGCCCAATGAACGGCACATTCAGTTTCGCCAGCACTGGCAATGCCACTGCCACCTTTGAGGTCAAACAAGCAGGCGTGGCCCAGACCGACAACTGGACCTATCAGGAAGACTGGAACATTGACCGCATGGATGGCAGCAAAAACATTGACACCAACCCCAGTGGCATGCTGTTGGACACAACCAAGTTGAATGTGTATCAAATTGGACTGCGCTGGCTGGGTGCGGGTGTGATCAGCTATGCCATGGAAGACCAAGCATCAGGTGCGCTGGTGTATGTGCATAGAGAACACTATACCAATCAGCACCGTACTCCGCACACTCTCAACCCCAGTTTCAAAATCACCTATGTGGCAGCCAACTTGGCCAACGCTGGCAATGTGAGTGTGATCGGTGCCAGCATGTACGGAGCCATTGAAGGCACCATATTCTTGAATGAACTTACTCGTAGCAAGAGTACCAGTAAATCCACGCTGGCACGAGATCTCGTGCATCATATTATGACCATAAAGAACAGTGTGATTACCAATGGCCTGGCCGGTGCCAACAACGGCAACTATATTATCAATGCCAAAGAAGCCATTGTGAAAAGTCTCAGCCTCAGCATACAAGGACAGGATCCTGCCGAGGTGTTCTTGTTCTTTGAACCTGCCAGTTTGTCTGTGTCTCATCTGTACAACAACATTCCCAGTTGCAACGAAGTTTTTAGTGTGGTCACAGGCAC